ACAATGGGATAAAAAAGCTTTTGAATTATACCAAGATGGAGAAGCAACGGCTAAACAAATAAATTCTACTTTAGGATATCCTAAGGGTTTAAAAGGAGTAAGTAGAGTTTTTCCTGAAAGTACTAAACCAAAAGGAGATATTTATACTAAACAAAATGTAAGTGGTTATAAAGATGAAGTTCAAATTTCTTTAAAGTATGGTAAAGGTCAATTTAATAGTTTAAGTGCTTCTGAATTAATGGGTACTCTTTATAATATTCCTGAAGATGTTTTAAAAAGAAAAGGAACAGGATTATTAAAACAAATATACGATAAAGATAGTAAATATCAAGAAGCTATAGATAAAGGAGTAAGAAGTTATTTAAGTTTTATAATTAATAATTATAAAGAAATACCTTTAGAAAAAAGTAAATTAAAAGAGGGAGAAAAAGAAATATTAGATAATTTTAATAAAGATTTATTAAATACTATAACATGGCCAGAATGGAGAGCTATGAAAAGTACCCATGACGCCTTTAGACATGCTTTTGGTTCTTACCCTCTAACTACAAATAAAAAAACAGAATTTATCCCTTCTAAAAGAGAAGCTATAAATAAAACAATCCAACAATTTAAAGACGAACATGCAGCTGCAGAAAAATCCCAAGAAGATATAATTGAGGCACTAAAATATGTTTTAGGGTCAGATGAAAAGGATAGTTACTTTTATGTAGCAGAAGCAGGAGGAAAAATGACTTGGATTCCATCAGTTAAAAGACTTGAAGCTAATCAATATGAAATTGATGAAAAAGTTAAAGAACAAGATGCAAATTATAAAATAGATGTTACAGTAAAAGAAAAAGAATCTGGAGCCCCATTATTTATGTTTGATATATTACTTAGATTTGCGGGTGCTGGTGGGCAATATACCTCGGATTTAGCTCAAAAAGGTTCTACCTTTAAAATATTCAAAGATAATTTTAATAAAGTATTATATAAAGATTCTTAATAAAAAAATTTGGTTACCCAAAAAATAAGCACTATCCTATAACTGTAGGGGTTTTTAGGTCGAAACGGCGGACCGCAATACCGACACAATGACACAGTATAATCCGAAAAATATAGAAGAAACACTGAAGCGAATGGAAAAAGCGGATGAGTTAAAAGGTATACACCGTTCCGGTACTAATATAATGTCATTTTTTGATGACAATGATAAAGAACACGAATTACAAAAACAACAATCAGCAGCAGAATTAAAAAAAGATGAGTATTTAAAAAGTATAGAATTACTTAAAAAATTAGCTCATAAAAAAGGAACAAAAGAAGATCTTAAACGTATAGTAGCTATTGGATCCCTAATAGAAACAACAGATTTTCTTAATATTTCATCAGATCGAAAAAAATTAATAAAAGAAAATATGATTTGGTGTAATTTACAATATGAAAAATATATAGATGAAAATTAGAGACATTGAAAAATGGCAGGATGATTATTATCCAACAAAAGAAAAAATCAAACGAACAAAACCCCGCAAAAAAGATTTGGATAGACCAGAAAGGGGTACTACAATTAAACGAATTAAAAAATAAATTATGGCTTACGAAAGACAATTAAATACTGCTATGCAAAGATTAGATCAATCTTTAGCACGATTACGTACAATGGTTAAAAGAGGTGAAAATGAAGCAGCAATCCGTTTTATGGAAGAAGGAGATCTTAAAGAGAAATATGAAGAATTACAAAATATTATAAATATATCTCAAACAGGAAATTACGGAGCTAGAGGAGTACAAAACACAGGAACATTTTAATATGTTATCAGCAGAAAAAATCCAATCAAATTGGGACCGTTATATAAGTGTAATAGGAACATGTTTTTCTAAAGAAAGAACAGATATATTATTACCATTTTTAGATAAATACAAAGAAAGAATGATGATGATGCCGGCTTCAAGTAAAAACTGGCACCATTCAGCATTTGCAGGTGGTTATACAGATCATGTTTTGCGTGTGTATGATTGCGCTAATTCGTTGTATAAAACGTGGAAATCAATGGGTGGAGATGTTTCTACATATACTGTTGAAGAAATGCATTTCGCAGCATTATTACATGATTTAGGTAAGATGGGCCAACAAGAAGGTGAGTATTATCAACCAAACGATTCACAATGGCATGTTGATAAATTAGGTATGGTTTATAAATTTAATACCGACATTCCAGCAATGAAAGTACCTGAACGTTCATTATTTATCTTACAGGAAATTGGTTGTAAAGTAACTCAAAATGAGTATATTACCATTAAAATCCATGATGGTTTATATGATGAGTCGAATAAGTTTTACTTTATGTCTGGTCAAAAAGAAACTAGATTAAGAACTCACTTACCATTATTAATGCATCAAGCAGATCACATGGCTGCTCAAATTGAATTTGAATTATGGAATAATGCATCAAATAGTATTCCTAAATCAAAACCCGCTAATGCAAGTAAGGGAGATAAAACACTTAGAGCAGCTAAAAAAATAAATACAGCAAATAACCCAAACTTATCAAAAGCAACATTAGGTGTAATTGATTCGTTTTTTAAAGATTAACTATGATTACACTTAGTATTATATTAGCAGTAGTAATAACAGCTTCTATTTTTATTATTAGAAATTTAATTTTAAGAAATGAAAGATTAGAAGATTTTATAGTTAAACAAAGTGAAGCTATTCAAGCTTGTGATAAAAGATTAAAAGAAGTAGATGATAAAGGTATATTTTATGCTGATGATCAAATAGGTTTCTTCTTTAAAGAAGTACAAAAAATTCAAGAAGCTTTAAACGAGTTTACCCTTAAATAAAATAATTAGTAAAAACCACATGTCAAACAAACTTAAGTATGCCCCTACTCCTCCCCCAGAGCCAGTAGTTAATGAAGAGCCTCAATTAGGTCCTAAAAAAAGAGGAAGAAAAAGAACTAAAAAACAATATTTTACACCAGATACAGATGCAGCTATAAAAGAATATTTAGCTACTTCGAATCAAGAAGAAAGAGATAATATATTTGCTGCAAGAATACATTATCCTTTTTACAAATTAGCTGAAAATCTTATTCATACCTTTAAATTTTACTATACAGAAGTAGATGATTTAGAAGACTTAAAACATGAAGTAATTTGTTTTCTTTTAGAAAAATTAGATTATTTTAAACCTGAAAAAGGAACTAAAGCATTTAGTTATTTTTCAATTGTAGGCAAAAATTATCTTATATTATATAATAATAACAATTATAAAAAGAAAAAAGCAAAAGTAGACCCTACAGCAGCTGATGAAGATGATGGTGTTTTAAGACAGTTAGGAAGAGATGAACGTAAACAAGATATAAAAGATTTTATAGATTATTTTACAGAATATGTAGATAAACATATGTTTACTATGTTTAAAAAAGAAAAAGACAGAAAGGTATGTGATGCCATAAATGTACTTTTTCAACGTAGAGAAAATTTAGAAATTTTTAATAAAAAAGCACTATATATTTATATAAGAGAAATGACAGGTGTAGACACTCCTGTAATAACTAAAGTTACAAAAGTTCTTAAAAAACTTTACAAAAAACTTTACACTGAATATGCTGAAACAGGTTATGTAAGAGTTTAATCTTTTCCATATTTATAACAAAACATATGGATCCATTAAATCAATTAATATTTGACGATACTTCTTTCTCAGATTTATTGAAAGAAATTCATGGTAATCAAAAGAAAAAAGCCAAACAACTTGCATCTTTAATTGCTGAATTAAGACCATTAGTTCAATCTTTAGGTGATGCTACAGTTGTAGTACCATTAATTAAAGAATATATGGAAATAAGCGTTAAAAATGATGATCAATTAATTAAAATGGCAGCTATTGTACAACGTTTATCTACATCATCTGCTTCAGGAGGTGATGGTGGTCTTCTTACAGAAGATGAGATGGCTCAACTTCAAGAACTAACTGAAGAAATAGCAAAAACAGTTGAATCTGAACCTAAACAACTAGATAAACCAAAAGAATAAAATGGGATATAATATAAGCTCAGGAAGAACAGGAGGTGGTGGAGGTGGACCTACAGGAGTTGCTTTAACTTCCGTAAGGGTAATAGATATTATTTTGGACGAAAGTCACCCAAGATGGAAAGAATTAGGAGGATGGGATTCATTAGGAACTATATTTTATACAGGAGTTACTGAAACTACTAGTGTTACTAAACCAGATAAAAATAATGCAGCTAGACCATTATATCCTAATATAAAACAATATCCTTTAAAAAATGAAATAGTAATTATATTAAAAGGGGCCAATAAAGATATATATGGTTTAAATAAAGATCACGACACATATTATCTACCCACAGGAGGTATTAATATATGGTCTCATCAACACCATAATGCATTACCTACTAAAGCTTCTTTAGAAGGTGAATCAGGTCAATCTACGGTTCAAGATTATCAAGCATCAGAAAACGGTATGACTAGACAAGTTACTGATGGAAGTTCTGAAATAGATTTAGGAAATTATTTTAAAGAACAATTAAATGTAAAACCACTATTACCTTATGAGGGTGATTATATTATAGAGGGTAGATATGGTAATTCTATAAGATTTGGGGCAAGCGTTAAAGATGATGTTATACCTGAAAACAATAAAAATGATTGGTCTCAAGGAGACGAAGAAATAGGCACACCCATTACTATTATTAGAAATGGTCAATCAAAAGAATTAGACGATAAGGGATGGGTACCTACAATTGAAGATATTAATAGAGATGATTCTTCTATTTATATGACTTCTAACCAAAAAATATCTTCATTAATAGTAGCTTCAACAAACTTCCAATCTTATTTATCTGAAATAATACTTCCTGTAGATCCTATAACACAACTAACAGACCCCCCAATAGTAGAAGTTAAAGAACCTGAACCACCAGAAAAACCCACAGAACAAGAAATTGAAGAAGAAATAACACAACAAGATAACGAAACTACTCCATCACCTCCTTCTCCTGTAGAAGAAGAACCAACAGAAGAACCAGCAGGAGAAACAGATTCACTTTCTTTCTTTGATGAAATGACAGAATCAGGACAAGTATCAGAAGAAGATTTTGTAGAATACCAAATAGCCCATGAAAATACAGAAATAGGAGGTTCAGAAGAAGATCCAGTAGTAGAAGGAGATCCTAGTAATTTACCGGATCCTAGTTCTACTCCTAATAATGAAGGAGCAGAAAAACATAAACAAGAAAAGAAAGAAATAAAAGAAGGTAAAAAATCTAAAGGATATCCTTACACACTTACTAATAAACATGGTAAAGAAATAATAATAGTAGCCCCCAAATCATGGAGCCAGCTTAGTAATAATTTAGGACCTACAAGTACTAGAATAACAAAATTATTTATTCATACAACTGCAGGTAATATTAAAAATACTACAGTAGATGTTATGAATTATTTCTTTCACAGTAAAAATTGGGGAACAGGAGGATATCATTTTTTAATAGAGGCAAGTGGTAAAGTAACTCAAATATATAAAGATAGTCAAATTACTAATGGAGTTAAGGGTCAAAATTCTAACTCAGTACATTTTTCATGGATTGGGGGACTTGATTTTAAACAAGGAAAAAATATGATGACTAAAGGACAAGCAATAACTTTAGTAGATATGGTTAAATTTTATTGTAAAAGATACCCAGATATAGAAGTATTTGGTCATAACCAAGTTGCGGAAAAAGCTTGTCCTTGGTTTTTTGTACCTAAATTTATGACAGAATTAGGATTAGAAAAAAATAGAGGCTTAGTTAACCCTCAATGGCAATTAGATATGAATGAATTACCTAATTATCAAAAAGTAGGACAACAAGTAGCAAGAGGAGAATACCCATTTAATAATTTAGCATAATATGTTTATACCAGATCAACCAGATATATACCAAGGGAAACAAGTAATAATAAATTCAGACAGATTATTGTTTAATGCTAAAACAGATAGTATTTTATTATTTTCAGATAAAATTATAGGTTTTAGTACAAACGGTAGTTTCCATTTTGACACAGGTGATTTAGATGGAAATAAATTTGTAGTAAATGCACCTAATATGTATTTAGGTTTATTAGTAGATGAGGATGATCCTCAAAAAAAGGTATACCCCACAGAACCAGCATTACTAGGAGATAAAACAGACGAATATCTTAATAATTTATTAGATATGATGGATGATTTAATTAATATATTAGTAGGACAGTATACATTAGTAGCTCCATTAACAGGTCCCTGTGCCCCTTTTGGGGGAAATGAAGGAGCTTTTGGAACAGTAAGAACAGCAATTTCAGACTTAAGATCAGAAATAGAAGAAATTAAAAGTAAACGAATTAAATTAGTATAATATGTCAGTAGCAGGTCCAATAAGAAGTTTATTATCTCAACAAGATAAAGCACTTTATCGAGTTAAACAAAAGATTAAAGAACAAGGAACAAAACAAGTAGGTAAGGTAAGATCAAAATTACCTTCAACACAAGAAATTAAAGATAAATTTAAACCAGAAGCAAACGCAGCTGTGTGTAATGCAAATGGATTAAAAAAATCCGAAAAGAATTATAATAAAATAAAAAAAATATTAAATACTTTAAAAAAAATAGTTGAAGGAGCTACAAAAGCTTTAAAAAAAATAAAAAAAATATGTGATAAAATAATAGCAGCAATTCAAAAAATATTAGGCATTTGTGCTAAAATAGCAGCATTAGTAGGGACATTAAGTGCTGTTATATCAGTAGGAAAAACAATATTATTAGGATTAGGATCAATAAAAGCATTTGGTACACCTGGAGGAGTTTTAATAGCTCCAGGAACAGCAATATTTTTAAAAGATAAATTAGATGCTGCAAAAGGTCTTATAACAACTATAAAAGCTACAGTAAAAACAATCCCAAAATTACTTGAAAGATATACATCTAAAGCACTAAAATATATAGGATATGTTGCAGCTGCAATAGCAGCATTAGTCACCGTAAAAAATATCATAAATTTTATTATTGGATTGTTAGAAACATTATTTTTAGGACAATTATCAAGTTGTGCTGCTTTTAATGAAAATGATAATGCAACAGATAGTGATGGTAATATACAAACTAATGACAATGGACTTCCAGGTAATCTTTCAGGTGATGTTGTAGGTGCGGGAACAGGAGTTGGAAATCCAAGCTGGGTATTAACTTCAGGGGATGGTACTTCTACTTCCCCTACAGGAACTCCTCCTAATCCTGAAAGTCCTTTTACAGCAGAAAACGGGGATATATGGCAATTTAATTCTGGAGGACAAACAGCTAGTGATTTTTTAAATAGTATAGGATTTACACAACAAGCCATAGATGATGGAGCTGATCCTTTTGATTTTTCAGACGATTTAGCAGATTATTACGAAAATCAATTAAATTTTTTAAGAAATCAAGGTAATGATGAAATTATAGAAAAAGTATATAATGCTAACTTCCAAATGTTAGGATATAGACGCTATAAAGTTTAAAAAATTTATATTTATAATAAACAACAATTAACAACAATGAAAGCAAAAACCTTTGAAAACCTAATTAGAAAAGTAGTTAGAGAAGAAATCGATTATGCGTTACGTAGAGAAATAAAAACACTTAAAGAAGATTTACGTGATGAATTAAAACCA